TGTCGAGTCTGGTAGCAAAGCAGAAGTAATCGGAAACGATTGCTTTCTTGGACAGATTGCATCGTTCATTGAAAATCTGCATCTGTCGTATCGGGAAGTGGTTTATGAAATACCATATAGAAACTTGGTTATCATGCAAAAGGATAAGCTGCATGTGGTGTATGGAGAGAGGGTGAAAAAAACATCTGGAAAGGAATTAATAAATCGTAGAGGAAGGAAATAGGCATGGCCAAACTATATTTTAAGGTAGCAAGTGACTGGGAAGAAGTTGTAAGGCTCCGTAATGAGATTGAAAGGCTCAAACAGGCCTTAAAGGGCATGGATAGTACACAATCCCCTGCTACTTTCAAGTCTCTTAATACCCAGTTATCTACATCCACTCAACGCATGAATGAGTTGGTGACTAATGCTGCGAAAGCTGGTGCCGAAATGGAGAATGGTTTCAAAAAGAAAATCTTCGATGCCTCCCAGGTAGTGAATGGTTTCACAGAGAAGATTCTTGCTCAAAAAGCGGTAGTTAAGGATATTGAAGCGGATGTAAAACGACTTGGGGATGCTTATCGTATAGCATTGAAAAGGAATCCGTTATCAGCAAATAGCAAGTTAGAAGAATACAATGCTGCCCGCAAAGCTCTTGATGAAGAAAAGGCGGCTTTATTTGGATTAACCCAACAACAAGCCGAAGCGCGTCTTTCCGTAAAGAAACTTCGGGATGAATACGCCCTTTACAATGATAATGCTAAGGAAATCGTAGAAAGTAACAACGGTATCGCTATTTCTTGGAAGAAAGCATTAGCGGTTATTGGTGGTGCTGGAGTATTAAAGGCATTAGGTTCTGAAATGATTCGTGTTCGTGGAGAATTTCAATCCATGCAGACTGCTATTGAGACTATGGTTGGAAAGGATATGGCAGGGCAACTGATTCCGCAAATCAAGGAGCTGGCTAAGATTTCTCCACTTACTATGTCAGATATGGTTGGAGCAGAAAAGATGATGCTTGGATTTAACATACAAGCAGAAGACACTATCAAATACTTGAAAGCCATTAGTGATATTTCTATGGGGGAATCCAGTAAGTTCAATTCGCTGACTTTGGCATTTTCACAGATGTCAGCAGCGGGTAAACTTATGGGGCAGGATTTGAATCAAATGATAAACGCTGGATTCAACCCGTTACAGATTATCTCCGAAAAGACCGGAAAATCTATTGCAACTTTGAAAGATGAAATGTCTAAAGGGGCTATTTCCGCAGAAATGGTACAACAGGCATTCATTGATGCAACTTCTGCTGGAGGTAAGTTCTATAATATGTCTGAAAATGCTTCAAAGACTATCAATGGTCAGTTGTCTATGATGCAGGATGCTTTGGATAACGCTTTCAATGAAATGGGACAGAAGTCGGAAGGTGTCATAATGAAGGGTATTCAGATGACTACTTCACTGATTCAGAACTATGAAACTGTTGGCAAAATATTGGCTGGACTGGTGGCTACCTATGGTACATATCGTACTGCTGTGATGTTGGTTACTGCTGCTGAAAGTAAACATACTCTTGTGGAGATAGGGCTTACTAATGCCCGTATATTGGCACGGAAAGCGCAACTGGCCTTGAATGCAGCCATGCTTACTAATCCTTATGTGTTATTAGCAACTGCTGTTGTTGGATTAGGAGCTGCTATGTGGGCTTTCCATGATTCTACAACAGCAGCCGAAAAAGCTCAAAAACGTTTCAATGAGAAACAGAAGGAAGCTGCCAAACAAGAACAAGAGCATAAGCAGAAGATTGATTCATTGGTAGAAAGCTCCCGTGATATTGCTTTGGCTGATTTACAACGTGGGCAAAGTTTGGCTGAACTTCGCAAGGAGTATCCTAAGATATTCGATAAATACGATATTGAGACTATAAAACTTGCGGATATTCTTAAATTGAAACGTGAAATTGCAGAAGAAGATGCAAAACGTGCAGGAGAAAAAAAAGAAAAAGAGTTTTCTGATATTGAGAAGGAAATCAAGTATTATGAAAACCTTCTAAAGTCATTATCTGGTCAGCAGGGTGTTGATGGATATGTGAAAAAGCTGAAAGAATTACGAGCAACTCGTGATGTAATGCTGCAAGATAAAGGGAAAGGCATTTCCGAACAATTCATATCCAGTTTAAAGGATATTGATATTAGCGAATTTGACCGTTATATCTCTGAACTTGAAAAGAGAATCAAGGGACAAGGCGAGAACGGAAAAATAAAACTACGATTGCCTATTGATGTGAAAGGTTCTCTGTCTGATGAAGCCATATACGAAGTAAAGGATATAAAAACACTTATAGATACAGCTAAGTCTACAAAACAAACTCGTATTGATGCTGATAAAAATAAAACTACCTATCAAGAAGACCTTGTCAAAGCAAAAAAAGATTGGGAGAAAGCAAAGAAAGGGTACGAAACACTTTTGAAAGATCAAAAAGCTACATCCGAGCAAGTGAAGAATGCCCGTGATGAAATACGGGCAAAAGAAAAAGCCTATAAGGATTTAGGTGGTATCACTGGTAGCTCGTTGACCAAACAAGAAAATCAAGCCGATAAACTCCGCAAAGACCAGCAAAAATCAGCCGAAGAACTTCTTACTCTTCGCCGCCAAAATCAACAGGACGAAATCAGTCTGATGAAAGAAGGGACAGAGAAGAAACTGAAACAGATAGATTTAGGCTATCAGAAAGAGCTTGATGCCATAGAGAAGCAGCGCACTGAATGGGAGAAGACACAAAAAGGGAAGTTGACAAGTGGGCAGGAATCCCAATTATCCATATCGGAAGAAAACGCTTTCAAGGCATATCAGAAGAGTGTATCGGAAACAAACAAGGAAAAGTTAGAATCCGACCGGAAAGCATGGCAGGAATATTTCATCCAATTTGGTAATTATCAAGAGAAACGGAAGAATCTTATTCAAAAGTATGATAATGAAATAGCTAAATTGGAAGAACATAGTGCTGAAAGAGCTACTAAAATTGCTGAGAAGAATCAAGCAATAGATCAGCTGGACGAACAGTTCGGGAAATCTACTCATGTCATGGCTGATTTGTTTGAAGATGCAAGTGAAAAGAGTGTATCATCTATTCAAGATATTATTGATAAGTATGAATTGTTAATCAAGTATATGTCTGGAACGGATGAGTCAGTATCTCTTATCAATTTAAAATCAGTAGGTTTCACAGACAAGGATATCGCAAATCTTGAGAATGGGACAATCAATATCAAGGATATAACGGATGCCATAAAAAGGCTAAAAGAAGAAGTTAAAGGTAAATCCCCTTGGTTATCCTTTTTCTCGGATATGAAAAAAGGAATCGATGATATAAAGAATGCTAATGGTGATACAAGGAAGCTCGGCCAGGGCATATCAACTATAGGGGGAGCTATAACAGAGTTTTCTCCTGCTATCAAACAGTTTGGGAGTGATATATCTTCCATATTTGGAGAAGATTTGAACGATGAAATAAATAACGTTATTGACGGTCTTTCCGGTCTTGGGCAAACGGCAGTAGGAGTAGGACAAATAATGTCTGGAGATATTGCCGGAGGTATCATGAGTGCTGTAAGTGGAGTCTCTCAACTTGTCAATGCAATGGGTAATTTGTTCGGGCCGGACGGTACCGCTTATTATGAAGGAGTAAAGGAACAGCTTGAAGCAATAAATGAGGTCTATGATCGTATTATTGACAAAAGCAAGGAAGATATAGTTTTCGGTGGTGGATTTGCATCTGTTCAAGCAGCTACACAAGCCATGGATAATTACGAGAAGAAAGTAATCAATCTCCAAAAGATTGCCGCAGCTTCAGGGCGTGCCGGTGCAAGTTGGAAGTCTCATAGTGCGGAATGGCATTCTAACAAAAATGTTGGTGCAATAGGTGGTTTTGAGCAGATGAGCGACATCCTAGGTAAATCAATAAGCTCCATGACAGACTTGTATAGTTTGTCAGGAGATGAATTGTTCCTTATTCAGTCCCGAATGCCGGAAGCATGGAGCTTGATTGATGCCAGAATCCGTGAAAATTTGGATAGCATCGTAGCCTGTAAAGATGAAGCGAATGAACTGAGGGATGCTCTAAACCAAGCAATGACAGGCATTGATCAAGATAGCTTTTATAATGGGTTCATCGATCAGTTGTCGGATATGGACACTTCCTTTGAAGACATGTGTGATAATTTCGAAGGTTATCTCAGGAAATCAATTATATCCGGGTTGATAGCAAGCCAGTATAAGGCGCGCATTGACGGGTTATATGAACAATGGAGTGAAGCCGCAAAGAGCGATAAGGAAATAACAGAAGATGAATCCGGCATACTCCAGCAAACGTATAAGGAAATCATTGAGGATATGATGAAGGACAGGGAACAGATGGCGAAAGGCTTCGGTTGGGATTCTTCCTCCTCTTCCCAATCATCTACTTCTAAAGGTTTCCAAGCCATGTCTCAGGACACAGGAGAAGAACTGAACGGACGGTTTACAGCCTTACAGATTGCAGGTGAAGAGATCAAGAATCAGAATAATATTCAATCTCAATCTCTGAATCTGCTTACTGCCAAGGCTGATGCAATCCTTTCCGTGAATACAGAAACGAGGAACATTGCTGATGATACTAGGGATTTGATAGCACAATCCTATCTTGAACTGGTACAGATTTCAGAGAATACAGGCAATTCGGCTAAATACTTAAAAGATATCAAAGCAGATATAGCAGAAGTGAAGAATAATACAAAAGGACTTTCTTCAAAATAAATGGTTATGAAAAACGAATTAATAATTAACAATAAGGACGCTTACGCCACATGGGGCGTAAGAATGGGAGACAACTTTCTTGATGTACTTGGTGCATCATCACCTATGAAAGAATTTATTGAAAATAAATCCCGATTAGAACATGGAAAACGTGTGATAATTAATAATCCCAAAATTGATGAACGGGAAATAACGCTCTCTTTTACCATAGAAGGCAATTCTAAATCTGATTATCAAGCAAAGAAAAAGGCTTTTTTTGAAGAATTATACAAAGGCGTGATTGATATTCAGGTTCCGGCTAACAGCAGTGACATTTATCACTTGATTTATTTAGGTAAAAGTATCACCTATGCGCAGAGTTTAGACAGAACTTTTGGTAAATGCTCGATGAAGTTTTGTGAACCAAACCCAAGTTTAAGAACCTAATTTACGACATTGATTTCATTGTCGTATATACGAGTGCCCAAAATTGGGTACTCTTTCTTTTATCTCCGAACTTTGGTGTGTTATGGAATTAGTAGACATCAAAGACATATCCGGCAACATTCGCTTTTCGACTCCTATCAATGAGGGTTCGAAAAGACACTTCCTTTTGATGCAGGAAGATTATGTAACTCTAAAGTTTTCCCTTGCCAGTCCTATCTATTTCAAGTTAGGGGACTACATAGACAATGAGTTGGGAATATTTGAAGTAGTAGACCTGTATAAACCTACCTATAATACCACTACCGGAGGCTATGACTACGAACTCCGCCTTGACGCTTATTACTGGAAATGGAAGAATAAGAGATTTTTCTACACACCTGAAACAACCGGCCGTGAGGCTGGGTGGAATCTCACAGCCACTTTAGATGTTCACCTGAATATATTTCTTGATAACTTGAAATATCTTGGCTATAAATTCAGGGATAAGGACTTCATTTGGGAAATTGATGATACGGTAGAAAATTCCGCTAAATTAGTCACGTATGACAATGTAAATCTAATAGATGCGCTCACACAAATGGCGGAAGCGTGGGGATGTGAATGGTGGATAGAGAATCATAAGATTTGTTTCGGGCGTTGTGAATACAGTTCCCCTGTTGATTTCAAAGCTGGTGATTTGACGGACACAGAGAATGTGAATGTCAATAATATGACACGCAGCGATAGTCAGACAACTTATGCTACCCGTATCTACGCTTTCGGTTCTACACGAAACATCCCTGCTACTTACCGGAAAGATTTGAT